AAGAAAAACGCACGGACGATTCATTTTTATCGTTCGTGCGTTTATTTTTGGAGCTGGTGACAGGAGTTGAACCTGCAACCCACTGATTACAAATCAGTTTTATTTTACCATTTATCGATAAAAATTCAAAGTTTGTTAGCCTTACGTTAGCTTATTAAACTTAAAAATTCAATTTTTCAAGTTTTGGCTGTATGTAAAAATAACACATTTTGTGTCGTTTTACAATGCGGTTATCTTCCGCATGACCAACTCATACTCTTTCGGGTATGCAAGCTTTATGGCGCTCATGTGCTCATCAAGCACTTCCATCAAGCCTCCAAAGGGCGCGGCGCTGGCCGCTTCCACGAACTCGCTTTGCGGATTTGCTTTTGTGGAGCATGCCGCCGGGTACGACGCGGGAGGCAGCGCTTGAGTCTGCATTTCTGCCGGTGCCTGCTTTTCTTCCAGCTCATTCCTCACGGTGCAGAGGGCGGCAAGTTTTTCCACGCTCTGCCAGTCCGTCGATCCGCATTTCAGCTTGTGGATATGGGTGTTGATCTCGTCGATGTCCATACTTGCCGCCCTCCTCCCTTATGCGTTGCGCAGAATGTCTGCCGCGCGTTTGTAAGCGTCTCGCTCTGCGCCGGTGGCGTCCTGCATCATGTCCTCAATGTCAGAGATCATGCGATCACGGCCATCCGTGCGGGAGTAGTGTCCACGAACATAGTGACGGCCTCGATTGGCGTAGCTGTTGCCACGGCCATAGCTGCCATCCTGGCCATGAGTGCCGCGCATATCGGCTTCCCATTCGCCGGTACGGCTGTAGTCCCCGTCCTCCAGCATCTGGATCTTGTCGATATTCTTGATGGTGTCGGTCAGCTTGTGCGCGGTGTCCAGATCACCGGCGCTCAGTTCACCTTTTCGGGTAATTTCTTCCAGTTCCTCGCACAGCATATCTTTCAGTGCGTTAAGGTGTTTCATGTTCATAGCGCTCTCCTCTCATTATGCCACGCGCTCAACGATGAGATTGCTGTTTGCAATGTCGATCGCCTGCGTGCTGGTGTTCTCGACTGCCACAGTCACGCAGCAGCCGCGCGGAACCTCGATAAAGGCGGCGGCGAACACATTAAAGTAGTTCCCTGCTGCCGCCGGGGTAACAATGGCCGTTGCGCTGTTCAGCGGCTCGCCAGCGATTGCCAGCGCTACAGAGATAGCCCCGGCTGTGCCGCCGGTAGGCACCGCAATGTTTCCGCCAAAACTCACCTTGAAGCGGGCTTTGCACTGGTTTGTCAGGCCGCGCAGGGTCACGATACCCGCGCCCTCACGATGGACGATGCAGGCCGGGCCTTTTACGGCAGTCTCTGTCAAGGGAAGATTTTCCCCGGCGGATACCGTCACGATATTGGGATTCGTAAATTCAGCCATTTTATCGGCTCCTTTCATAAATAAAAGCGCCGGGACTTTTGCCCCGGCGCTCTGGTTTGCAAAATCAGCTCAGGGGCTGAACAGACTACAATTTGCAGTCAGTTGCCGTTATTTGGTTATGCGCAGCCGTTACAGCCGCATCCGGTGCCACAATTACCGTACTGGTACGGCGCAGGAACCGGGAAGGCAGGAACGGGACGCGGGTTGTAGTAGGCCAGCTGACCGCTCATGTATGCCTTGAGGGTCTCGTTCTGCGCCGCCTGGGAAGCTGCAAGCTGAGCCGCAAAGAGCTGCTGGCTCTGCTCCGCGATCTTGGCGTCCTTTGCCTCGATGCGCTGAGCTGTGAGAGCGTCCAGGATAGCCCGGGCGTTCTGGTTCTGGTTGTCTACGATGTCCCGGGTCGCGTTCTGCACGGTGTTCCGGGTCTCGCAGGACTGGGTAGCCAGATTGTAGTTGACGCCCTGGATAGCAGACCGGGTCTCACAGCAGCAGTTCTGCTGCTGCATCTGCATCGCAAAGAGCTGCTGCATGAATGCCGCCTGCTGATTTGCACGGCTGATCTCGGCGGACATGAAGCCGTTACTCACGGTCTGCTGGACGCCGTTGATGAGCTGTGCCTGCTGGTAGAAACCGTCACACATACCGTTGTTTACGCCATCGATCTTGCGTTCGATGTTGGCGAAGTCGCTGGTCAGGATGTAACCATCCACGACGCCGGCGCCGGCACCGGCGCGATTGCCGCCCCAGTTACCGCCCCAGCCGCAGAAGATGAAAAGGAAGAGCACGATGATCCACCACGAACCATCGCCGCCAAAGCCAAAGCCGTTGCCGTTGTTGGTATTGGCGGGCTGCACCGGCATAGTCAAGCCGATGTTGTCAGAAGAAAGAGACATTTTGTACTCCTTTCAAAATTTTTGGTAAAAAGTGTATCTCGACCGTGGCCACGGTTACGACTTAGTGTAAAAACTGCTGGAACTGCTGAGCCATTGCCTGAAGCTGGTTGAGCTGGTCTTGGCTCATCCGCCCGGATTGCAGGAGCTTTTGCACCTCCTGCTTTGGATCGCCCTGAAAATTAGCCTTGAACTGCTGGAACTGCTGCATCATCTGGCCGAACTGGCCCATAGGGCCGGGCATGGATGATGCTTTGCCGCCGCCCAGTGCATTAAAAAGAGGATTTGCCATGATCACTTGACCTCCGTTTTGGTTTTTGTGGGCTCCTGCTTTTCAAGCGCTGCACAGCGGGCTGCCAGGGCGTCAAACTCTGCCCTGGTGACAAACTCCCCGCCGGGCTGTTGGACGGCCTGAGCGGGCATCTTAGCTGCCGTGGTGCGCTCCTTGTAATCAAAGGCCCTGAGCGGCAGCGGCATTCCGCTTGCGTCCGTGCTCTTGATGTAAAAGGCGCTGTTCTCGCTATCCATCAAGAGCACGCTGTTGCCTGCGGCGACCATATAGGCTTTTGCGCCCTCTTCGCCCTGCACCCAGATGATCGGAGGCGTGGCTGGGGAGCTTTGACCTGTCGGTTGGCTCATCATGGGCGCCTGATACCCGGCATTCTGCCGCAGCTGCGTGAGCTGGTCAGGCATAGGCTGTCCGTAGTAGTTTGGCATTTGGTAGCCATATGGATTGTACGGCATCGTTTAGTCCTCCTTGTACCAGTAGTAGATCGGGCATTCTGCGCCGCTGTCCCAGCTGTCCAGCCAGTCACCGTTGACCACGGCCAGAACATGGCCGGAACACCCCAGCACATACACGCCGTGCGGATACTCCCGGGCAAAATCTGCCACGGTGTAACAGGTGGTGCAGTCTGCCTCGACAAGGTGGCGCTTGAATCCGTGCTTTTGGAGGTATGCGCCCCATGTGCGGTTGGCGCTGGGCATATCGCCGAGAGCAAAGCCGGTCAGCGCCAATCCAATGTAGGCCTGCTCCCAGCTCTGCCCAGTGGCTGCTGCTACCGCGCGCACGGCGCAATCACCCACGCTGCCCCCGTGAGGGTTCGGGCTGAACTTGTTCCACATTGGCGCTTACCTCCCTTTGCGCTCAGTTTACCTTTTTAAGGAGAGTTAAGAGACAACGAACGCATAACGAAGGACAAAAACGCCTGATTAAATCTTGATTAGAGTTTGATTGCGACCTAGCCAAAACTAATACAACTGATACAAAATAGACAAAAAAATAAGGCAAAGTCTGGTGACTATGCCTGTATCACTTGTATTAGTTTTGTGGTATAATGATGGCGTCAGAAGGAAACACAAATGGAGGGACAAAAAATGAAATACTCTTGGAATACCGCCCGCGGCGCAAAAATCGAACTCGACATTGACAAAAAGGTCATCACCGAAGAAACCCTCTGGAACGAAGGCAACGAGCTTACGGTCCCTTGCCATAAGTGGCAGTACACCATCAATTCCCTGCTGGTGAATGGGCAGGAAATGAAGGCGGGTGCCTACAAGCAGCAGATCGGCCGTTGGCCGGAGAACGTACACCACGCCTTTGTTGTGTTCGTTGTGACTCACGGCAAGAAGCAGAAAGCGTTCATTGAAATCCCCGATGAGATCGAGAACGAGATCTACGGAGAGGAGCGCCGCTACCGCAACGAAAAAATCAAGCGGGAGCTTGCTGTTGGCGAAGAATACGAAAAGCATTACAACGCCGTGATGGATATGCTGAACAAGTGAATTAGGAGGGCAAAATGGAAAACAATACCATCTGCAATCTCGGCAAGCTCTACCGCCTGCTCGATGAGGCTTGCACACCCGACCGCGTAAATCAGGCAGACCTTGACAATGCTACCCGATTTCCCGTGCGTGGCGTGACGATGAAGATCACGCTGGCGCACAAGCTCCATAAAATGACCCCGGAGCTTGACAATGCATGCGCCTACGTCCTGAAGGATGTTGACCTTGAGGATGTAGAAAAGAGCTACGCACTCAAAGCGTTGCCGATGGAACAGCAAGGGTTGTTCGTGATTGGGTACAACTCGCCCGATCACAAGACGCTTGGTGTGTCCGCCGTCAAAATCAAGGCAGCCAGAGAAAGCGCAGGATTAACCATCCGGGCCTTGGCAGAAAAAACCGGGCTGTCCACTGCAACCATTCAACATGCAGAGTCCGGCAAGGCAGTCTCGAGAGTGTCTACCCTCGAAAAGATCGCAGCCGCTTGCGGCGTTACCATCGCTGATTTACAGGGATGAGCCGCGCGATAAAGAAAGGATGCACCATTTGCGGCAAGCCCTTCCAGGTCTATCTCAGCAAAAAAGACTGCCGGGCTTCCATGTCCCCAAAAATAAAAAAATCCCCCGATGCTCCAAACGGAACACCGGGGGATTTGCTTATCCAAGCCTTATCCAAGTATTTTATCAATACTTTTCAGCCGGTAGCCTATCGCCGTCCGGCTGTAATGTGTCTGTGCTGCAATGTCCGGCAGCGGGAGCCGCTCAACGTACCGCAGTAAGGCTATCTTACGGTCTACCCTCCCAAGCGGTGCGTTTTTGATTGCGGCGGTCATTTGCTGTCGGTCAAGTCCTTGCAGCGAAGCGGGCAGCACTACACGAGCCGCCGCCACAGGCAGCACCGAGCCAAAAAGGCTGCGGCAGCTGTCCGGCGTTGCGCACTCGAACGGTCACGGCACGGTAATGTCCCATTTTGCCGCCGTTGGCAAAATGGTCACACACTGCGGGCCACAAAATCGGGTACGCACGCTGATCATAATAATAGCGTGGCGTTTGCTCGTATGTAGTGCTTGCCATAATAATCTCCTTACTGCTTTTCCAGCGCCGCCCGGGCGCGGTCAAAGAAAAACTGAATAACGATGCCGATGGTCTCATCGGTGATGGCCCAGCTGATGAGCCTGCCGTATTTGCTGGTACTCAGGGCGGCGCGAAGCATCTTGACGACCCACGCCTTGCGCTCTGCGCCGCGTTTAGTGCCCTGAATCTCCTGCTCTGCCCGCTCGATCAGGTCCAGCACCAGCGGCTTTACCGCTGCGCCATAACCCAGCCGGATGCAGCCGAGGGCGTAAAAGATAAAGCCGCCCAGCATCAGCACAAGGGCCACAGGGGCGGGGATAAGGTCAAAAAGCTTAGTTGCCAGTGCTACCATGATTGGTCACTCCTTTTAACAAATAATTGTCGATGTCGGTGCGGCTCTTTTGCATTCCCTCGCGGTTGTTGCCGGAGAGCTGGGCGTCCAGCAGATTGCGCACCCCGTCGAGGGTCAGACGACTCACCTCGTCGATTTCTTCAAAGCGGCGCAGGTCACGGGCAAGGGCTTGTGTGTGCTGAAGCTGGCCCTGCTCCAAGGTGCCGATGCGTTTGTCCATCTCATCCAGCCGCTTGTTCTGCACGTTGTCCGGCTCCTGCGCCTTTTTGATGTACTTGTGGATGATTTCCAGCACCTTGTCGATGGTGATGGCTGCAGCGCACAGGCTGCCCAGGATGCCCAGTACCCACAGCAAAGCTTCTTTTTCGGTCATTTGCCCTCCCGAAGACGGGTCAGGCCCTTCTTGCGGATGATTTTGGGGTAGTTGAGAGTGGTCACGTTGAGGTCAACATTGCCGGAGATGCCTGGCACACGGCCCTCGCTGGTGTGCTGGTGGGCGTTGTAGTGGTAGCCGACAGCGGGAGTCTTGCCCGTGTAGTCGGCCAGCCAGACGTCCCAACGGCTTGCCAAGCGGCCCATATCCAGCTCCATGTTGGAGTAGTGGGTGTAGGTGTACAGCTGGGCGTAAAAGCCCATCTTTTCCACCTGTTCCAGCGCATAGGCGGTGAGGTTGGTGAGGTCGAGGGTGCTCATGGGTTTGAGCTTGTTTTCCTCCACGTCCACCGCAACCGGCAGGGTCAGCTCCTTGCCGTACACCGCCTGCCGCAGCAGGGCAAGCTCTGCATCGGCCATCGCCTCGCTGGTGGCGTAGGTGTAGTAGTAGACGCCCACGTCCAGCCCGGCAGCCTTGGCGTTGCGGTAGTTGGTCTCAAAGGTCGGGTCGATGTAAAGGCCGTCTGCCCGCTTAGAGAGCCTTTTGTTGGTGGACACCGTCTTGAGCATGACGCCTTTGTAGCCAGCCGCTTTGACCTTGCGCCAGCCGTCGAGGGTGATTTTGCCCTGATACCGACTCACGTCGATGTAGCGGTAAGGCAGCGGCCCGCCCCAGCCGGGAGGAGCGGCGCTCTGGGTGTCCACAGTGGACACGTCATAAATGCTTTTCTTGTCGTTGTAAATGCGGTACTCGCCATCCGGTGCGCCGGAGACGTCTGCCGCTTCCTTTGCGTGGGCAAGGGCGGAAAAGAGGCGGGAGAGAAAAGTCAGGAGGTTCATGTGGTCACGTCCTTTCGGTTTTTGGTAAGATAAAGCGTCCTGTTGGCGGATACCATCTTGAGCATCACACCGTCAATCTTTCCGCTTGCCTTAACCTTGTCCCAGTCGATGCGACCTTGCCAGCGGGAAACGTCCATAATAATATCAGGCATACACTTCCCCCGTAATTTCCTCATATTCCGCTGCGGTCAGGCGGTCGCGGGCTACCAGCATTTGCAGCATGGCTTTGCTCCACATCCCGCTGTCGTAGTTTCTCTTTGCCATATAGTAGCCGTTGCTGTGCTCAGTCATGATATGCGCCCTCCTGTTCTGCGGTATCCTCTACCGGCACGCCCTCCAACAGGCAGAGAAACTCCACCTTTGCTACGGCGTTGGCAAGGTCTGCCGCATGGTTCTCGGTCTCAGTGGCTGTCTTAATGCTGCCGGGTGCTTGAATGATCTGCATAAGTACCTCCTTATACCATTCCCACGATTTTACAAGCCGGGGCATAGCGAAACGCGCCGGCTGCGTAAAAGTTGTCGATATAGCCAATGGCGTTCACGTCGAAAACTTTGTCGCCGGTGCCGGGATTCACAGAGCGCAGATACACATGGCGGCCTACGGTGCGCTGTTCCAGACCGCGGGTGATGCGCAGCGGGTAGGCCAGCCACAGAGCCTGCGGGGTCTTTGCGCCGGTGCGCTCCTTCCAGTACGGCCAGTAGGTGCCCTCGCCGGACACCTTCGGCAAGCAGTAGATCTCCTGCAGCGAGGGCAGGAAAATCTTGTCATAGGTCACCACAGCGCTGCCGTCATCGGTGACGGCGTTGCCGTAGGTGACCACCTTGGTGCGGGTCAGCGCGTTCTTGAAGTCATCGGAGAATCCAGCGAGGAAGCCGGGCACGGTGTCTGCCTGATCGGGCTTCATGTCCCACTCGTCCTGCGGAGTCCACCACTCTTTTGCGGGCTTGTCGCTGTTGAGGTACTGGCGGCATGCGGACTTATACCACCGGTTGTCGCCGCAGCCAACCGGATGCAAGCCGTTCAGCTTGCCGTTGGGCTTAGCAAGGAAGATGCCGAGGTTCGTACCAGCGCTGCCAGCAGAGACGTTGCAGGTCTCCAGAAGAGAGCTCTTTTGCCGGTCTTTGTAGACATACACTTTCCAGCTGGATGGAGCTGTATTCGGAGCGTTGTAAAAGCCAGTCAGTCGTGCGCCAGCGGGGGCGTTTTTGGTCAGCGTGAACTGATAGACCGTGCCGTTTTTGACGTTGGCGTCCCAGTCAAGACCCATCTTGACGTTATAAGTGCCAGCCACAAGACCAGCCTCCGGCACAACAAAAAACGCCTGATATGCGGAAAACTGCATGTCGTACAGGGTTGCGTAGTGCATCTGCATGGTCAGTGCCTTGAATACGCTGCCGCTCTCAAGCTCTGCGGTATCATCCGGCTGGACGACGTTCCACGGGCAGTCATACGCCTTGCCGTCCTTGTCGGTGTAGGTGTTGACAAGCTGCGTGCCAACCGGGAAAACCAGCGGCGCATTGCCTGCGGCCACAACGGCCTTGATGGCATTGTAGTCCATCTCCTCCACGGGAGTTGTGGCCTGCGCCTTGGCGATGGTGCCAAGGGAGTTGGACATACCAAGCAGGATGGCAGCCATCTGGTCCAGCTTCTGGCCGTTTTTCTTGGCGGTCTCGTCCAGATAGATCGGCTTTGTGATATCAGACATTTACTCCTCACTTTCCGGGACGCCTGCGGTGGTCGTCCCATCGTCGTATGTCATGCAGAGAGCGCCGTCCACAACAGATAGTCCGATGGCCGCCATGGCCTGCTTTGCCGCGTCAGCCTGTTTGCCCGCGTCCTCCGTAAATTTCTGGCAGTATTCGCCCATCTGGGCAATGTCTTCACGCACTTCTTTGCCCAAGACTGCTGTGCGTATCCCATCGATGACCTGCTTAAAAGTTTTTGTCATTTTTTCGCTCCTTTACTGTGCTGACGTTTTGCTTGTAGTGGGTATCGGATTGCCGTTGAGGTATCCCATAGAGCTTAAAGCGATACTGTACGCCATAGACGCTTTGTGGCTGCTGAGGGCCTGCAGGTCTGAGATAGAGTAAAAACTCGTCCCAAACGTAAACTTTTTCTTGTCGGGCGCGTCCAGCGGCTCGACAATTTTGGTCAACACCAACGGTGTATCAATGCCGTGAGGCTTTGAGATAATGCGGGTCTTCTTCATCCAGCTCAGGCGCTCAGTGTTGATACCTGCATCACGCAAATCAATAGCGCTGACCTCAATGCCATCATAGTATCTTAGATTTTTCCGGAGCTCTTCGTTCGCAGCGTCCAGCAGCTTTTGCCTTGTAATCGACTTACCGTCGATGACAATGACCCGGGTGATAATACCATAGAAGCTCTGTGCCGCTCTGTCGTCGGCCTGCTCCTGGATGGTCTTGGTACTCTTAAAAATCCACCAGCCTTTTTTCTGGTAGCCTACCGCGATGACCCGGGTGACGATGTTATCGGCCTTGACATAGTTATTGAGGTCCAGCATATTTACGCCAAACTCGATCGTCTGCGTGTTGCTCTCCGCTACGTCGGCAAGATAGTCCAGATACCGCGTTTTACCGTCGTCTGAGTACCGCACGACAAGGTAGCCGCCGTACACGTCCGTCAGCTCGGATTGCAGGATGTCCCACGTGGTGCCGAAGTTCTTGCCATCACCAAAATCGAGGGCCTCGTTGGTCGAGGCGTCGAAGTCGTGCAGATAGTAACCCGTGCAGACCGACCATCTTCCCGTACTGGGATTGTAGAGCTGAATCGCTCCATCATCGGTCAGCCTCCAGCCCGCCAGCGGGGTGGTGTCGACGGTGTAGATGTATTTCGAATCTTTCTGCACAGTACTCAGTGAATAGAAATTGCCATTTTTGTAGGCCACGTTTCGCTCCACTGTATACGTCGTGACATAGGAAGGGCTGCTAGGGTCACGGCCATCATTGGAGACAATGCGTATCACACTGCCTCCGTTAATGTACCCAGCTGGGAGATCATAGTCTCTTGATGTATCGCATAGCCATCTTCCGTCAGCGTCCTCTAGCCAATAGTCGACTTCGTCGTCGCTGTCTCTATGGTATTTTGCTACGCACCCGCGCATGTAGACCGTCTTAAAGGGCTCCTGCGGTCCTTCTGCAAAAACAGTGACATCGCCCACCGTAAAGGCTTTGTATTTGTCGGTCTGGCTGTTGTGATTGCGGATGACATTTTCCAAAAATTCCCGGATGCTGATATTTGGGTACCGATAAGGGGTGATCGCGGTATCATTGAGATACGCGAGCTCACCCTCACAGTACACTTTTTGTCTCAGATAAAAATCCATGTCGTGGCTCATGACCCGCCCGTGCCAGATGGGCGTGCCATCCTGCTCCACCTCCACAATGGTCTTGAGCTTTTGCAGCGCCGAGTGGGCAACATTGCCCAGCGGGAGCGTAAACTCAAAACTGCCAGCCTTACCGGCCTCACGGGTGAGAGTCGGGGAGATGAGCAGCGTAGCCGTAGTGCGCAGGTCTTCGCCAGTCGGGTCATAGATGCAGGCTTTGGTGTCCCATACGCCTACGGCGGTCTGGGTGCCTGCATAGACTTTGTAACTCACAGACTTTTTACCTCCGTTGCCGTATCATAAATAGTGTCTGTCTCAAAGTTAAAGGTGTCCCACTCCCAGTCAGCGCCCGCCTCAGCGGTGAGGTTGACTTTGTATGGGTTGCAGATGCCAGAGATGGTAAAGACATTCTCCCACCGGTCGCGGCTCTGGGGGGTCACTGTCCAGTAGCCCTCCCAGTACCACGACGGGTCATCATCAAAGATGCAGCGCAGCCACTGTCCCTGCAAAGCGTTTTCGAGGGCGCTCTGGATGCTGGGCCAAAGCTTTTTTGGCTTGACACACTTGAGGGTGATGGTTATCTTACGCTGGGTGTAATGGACTTTGCCGTCCAGAGATTTGGAGAGGTCCAGAATACGGTCGCTAAACGGCACCTTTATGAGTAGGCTCTGGTCCGGTTCTGCCGGGCCGACGGTCGTACCGCCCACCACGATGTAAAGCCCCCAGTCCTTGAGGGTGTGATGATCGCCCAGCTGGACGTCCTGTAAAGCTGCCATTTAACCACCTCTTGCTTTCCGGGCCGCGCGGATGCCCAAATCTCCATCAATGCCATTGGTGAGTGTCGGCTGCATTGCACCTGCAAGAGCCTGCACACCGTTAGCGTCGATGACCAGCGTACCAGTGCCGATCGCCGGGAGGTGCTCATCCAGCGAGTTGGAGATCCGCTGCAATACGCTAAGCTGCTGCTTGCCGGTGGTGTCCTGCTGACTACCAGCAAACGGCGATGCGGTGACGTTGCTGTAGCGGTTGAGCTGGTCGGCGCGGGCAGAAAACTCCGCCAGAGAGTCATACACCGGCGTTGTGCCGTAGGGGCTCTTGTAGTTGTTGGTGACGTCGTTATCGCGGCTGCTGCGCCACTTGGCAAACGCCGCGCCGCCCACAAGGGCTGTCAGGCCGAGGATAGCGGCCACCACGGGGTTTGCGATGATAAAGCCCACAATGCCGCTGAGAGCTTTTGTAATGCCGCCCGCCATGCCCGAAAAGTTTCCGGCGATGCCCGCCAGCTTGGCACCCATGCCGCCGGACTCGCCCAGCCCGTTTATGACCTGAGAGAGGCCCTGCACGGCCACTTTTGCGTCGTTGGCGTCCGAGGTAATGCCATCGGTGAGCAGCTTGTGGAGCGTATCTTTCAGGCTGCTCAGACCGCCGCCGGAATAGCTGTCGTTGATAGCAGTGAGGGCGTCCGAAAACCATTTGGAGATGATGTTGCGCTGCTCTTGCGTGACCTCGCCCCAAATCAGCTTTGCAAAGTCGGTGGCAAGGCTCGTCCAGTTGCCGTTTTTGAGGTCGGTGAGCACACTTTGGAGCGTCCCCATGATGCCGTTTTGCCATTTGGTCTTTGCCTCGCTGAGATTTTTGTCAATACGAGACTGCATCTCAGAGACAGACAAAACCACATTGTCGCAGGTCTGGTTGACCGTGGTGGTGATTTTGCCATCGGCATCGGTCACGTTTTTTGTGACCTTTCTAATAGTCTTTTCGACGCCGTCCACTACCTCAGTCCACGAGTCGGTGATAGTCTGCACCGTCTCTTTGGTGGTGCCTTTGAGCTGCTTGGTGGTGCCGTCATAGACGTTGTAGGTGTTGTCGGCAGTCTCTGTTACACGCTGGATGCTGCCAACGATGTTGCCCGTACCGGCAAGTATCTCCTGAGAGGTCTCCTTGATGGTATCGGCCAGCTTTTTGGTATCAGCGGCGACGTGCTTTTGGGTTGGAGTCTTGCCCGGAGTGACTCCGGCGCCGTCTCCATCCGTACCGGTAGATTCTTGCTCCGTTTTCTCGTTCAGCCCGTATTGCGCCGCCATCCGTTCACCGTAGCGACGCCAATAGTCATCGTCTTTCTGGCTTCCATGCTGATATTCTGTCTCGTCAGTCTTTCCGTTTGCCGCCGCCCACGCCTCAAAGCTGTTATACTCAGCGTATCCCACTTTGCCGAGTGCATGGTTTAGCTTATAAGAGAGCCGGTCAAGCGGTCCGCTCAAAGATGCGATACCGTTGGAAATACCTTGACCGATTGCGGAAACGATATTTTTGCCGACGGCGCCCCAGTCTGTTGAGAAAATTTTTGTGACGATAGCTTCCGCGATTGTTCCGGTCGCTTCGATTACATTCCCCAAAACGCTGAGAAGTCCTTCGCAAAGCTTTCCAACCAGCTGTGCGCCCTGCTCGAAAATCTTGTCTGCATTCGCCCATAATTCAGAGGCCAGAGTTCCTACCGTCTGCACGGCGGCATTTGCAATATCAGGGAAAGCATTTAAGATACCATCGGCAAGGCTGGCGAGAAGGTTTCCGCCGGTCTCCACGATAGTCTCCATATTTTCAACGAGGTAGTCCGAAAAGCGCTGAACAGCGGCCCCGGCCTGCTCTGCAAGCTGTGGAATGCGGTCTGCGATACCGTTCGCAATATCATTTACGATACTGCCGCCCGCTTCCATTAGGCCCTTTGCTCCGTATTCTTCGAAAGAGGTTTGCAGCGTCTGTACCCACTCGGCAGCAGCAGAAACCAAATCGCCCTCTACATCGGCAAGGCCCTCTGAAAGGCTTCCAAGAAGCTGCGACCAGTTATCACGCAAGGTGTCAAGCCGCCCGCTTAGGGTTTGGCTCTGCGTTTCCATTGCGTTGTAATACCGTCCGCCTTCTTCGGATGCTCTTTGAAGTGCTGCGGTCAGAAGGTCGTATGTGATGGTCATTTTCTGGACTTCTGCGGTGGATTTTCCGGTGTAATCGGCCAGAATACCGTAGATGTCAATACCTGCATAAGCAAACTGCTTGATGTCAATACTTGCCGCTTTACCGACATTCTTGACTTGCTGTAAGTTTTGTGCCATGCGGGAAAGCTCTGCATTGCCACCACCAGCAGCAGCCACCGCGTCTCCTAGTGCAAGGATGGTTTTTCTTGCCTCGCCTGCGTCAACACCGGCAGAAATCAAAAGCTGGTTTGCCTGCACTAAAGATGCAACGTCAAGTGGGGTGCGTGCTGCATCCTCTTTGATTTGCTGCAAAGCGCTTGCAGCCTTTTCGGCGCTGCCCAACATATTAGTAAATGCAGTCTGGTATTTTTCCATTTGCATGTTGTACTGGACTCCAGTACTTACTAAATTCGAGACGCCGGATAAAGCTTTTTCTGCTACAGTTACGACTGCGATTGCCAGAATATGAGCTTTTGCTGCGGCTGAGGCAAATTGTTTTGCCATACTTTCTGCACCAGAACCAGCTTTGCTTGTGCTCTGTTGCATAGACTTGGCAGCGCTTTGCATAGTCTGCTTTGCACTATCGATATTTTTTTCATACGCCGACGTGTCCAGCCCGAGGGTGGCGCTCAATTCAAAGAGCTTCAGGTTTCTTCACCTCCATTCAAGCCATTTTTGATTCTCTGTATCACTTCTTCGGCGCTTTGCTGTGGCTCTGAGGGGCGGGGGTCGATGATTCCTGCCACCCGGTCAGTCCAGCGCTCTTCTACGCCTGCAAAGCTTGCCAGCGTGTCCGTCATGTATGCCTGGTAGCTCAAAGCAATAGCCTCTTGCCGCCGGGTGTTCATGATGTGCTGGACGATGTAGGGCTTGCCGATGAGCCGCAGCATATCGATCCGAATGGACGAAGTCAGGCGTCGATACTCGTCTGGCCCAGCTTCGCCAACGATAACAAAAAATCCAGCACGTCCTTGTCCTCGATGGTGGCAGTGATAACGCGCAGGATCTTGAACGGCGTCATGGTCTCGGTCTTGCCGTCCTTGTCCACGTCCGGCTCATAGAGCAGCGGAAGCAGCTTGGCGGTAGCCTCAGCGTTCTCAAAGAGCAGGCTTTTTGCCATTGCCTTGAGGTTTTTTCGGCTCTGCTCTTCCCTCTTCTGCTTCTTTTCCTCTTCGGTCTCGTTGCCGTTGAAAACCGGCATAACCTTGCGCAGCTCCATGACTTTGGTCTTGGTCAGCAGGTCAGACACCGCGTCAGCGATGAGCCAGCAGCGCCGCAGGAACTCGGTTTCGTCCATCTGATTCAGGGTTTTCATATTGTAACCTCCTTATGCTGCGACCTTGGGGCTGTAGTACCACTCCATAGGCACCACGTCACTGCCCAGACGGGGGCAGCCGGTCAGAGTGACGGAGATGTTGCCCTTGCCTTTGTCGGTAGTCTTCAGGGTCAAACCGCCGGTGGAGAGTGCGTTCATCAGACGGACAGCCACATAGCCGCCGTCAATGGTGTCGCCGACCCACCAGATGTCCTTAAAATCGCCGGTGCTTTCGGTTGGATCCAGTGTCATGCGGGGCGTGACCTTCTTTTCTGCCACATCGGCTGCACCGAGGGCCAGCTTGATAACGTCCGTTGTGGCATTCAGGGCCGTAAAGGCCAGCGTGCAGTCGTAGTCCTCAATCTGCATCAGCTCTGCGGTGTTCTTCTGGGCGTTGTCCACGTCCGCGCCCAGATCGCTGAAGTTTGCCTTGCAGGTCGCGGTGATGCCGCCGGTGGTGGCGGTGATAATGTCTGCATCCTGCACTTCGGTCGTTCCGGTCACGTCAAACTTGTTGACCACGATTCCGGAATTGAACTGCATGGACTTGAACGCTTCCTGCGAAATTTTGGAAAATTTTCTTGCCATATTGCTCCTTTACTCACGGTATAAACCGTGTGAGTTCAAAATTGAGGTATTCGCACAGATAGCCCTCGGGCGGGTTGTCAAGCGGCTGCGCCCACGGGACGCCTTTGTGCAAAAGAATAGCGCCGCCCTCGCATTCAATGGTCAAACCATCTGCAAGGGCTGCGCTTATCCTGTCTTCGGTCTGTAAGATGGGTAAACGCCCCGCGCTGCTTGGATACCACAAGCGGGCGTGGAACGACACTTCCTCGTTCCAGCTGCCGGGGACGGCGGGCTTGTAGGTCAGATACGGCAGTTCTGCGCCGGGAGGGATGTTGTCTTCCAGATAGCCCGGGATGCCAAAGCCGTTAAAAAAGGCGTTCAGTGCCCGGTTGATGCTCTCAGACGGTCCCATTACGGCAGCACCGCCTTTTTGCACTTGACGGCCCGCAGCCCCATGCCGGATTCTTCCGGAGCGCTGCCTTCATCGACTGCGCTCGTCGCCTGAAAAATCTGACCGTCGCTCACCCGCTTGACGTAGTCCGGGAAAGCCAGCGGCACACCGGTGTTGACCAGCAGCGTATAGGTGGACGCTGTAGCCGCCTGCTCTGCAATCTGAGCCTCCACGGTGGTATCGTGGCGCTCTACGGCCTCAAATTTCGGGCCGTCCGTCCAGCCGGACACAAAGCCGCCCACGCCGTCCGGCTCATAGCTGCGGATCTGGAAGCAGAATTTTTTTGTAAAGCTCTGCATCACGGTGGATGCAGTGAACGCGTTGACCATGTCACATCTTCCTCCACTGATTGATCTCGGATTTATAGCGGGTCTTGCCGTCTGCGGGCAGGCCGTCCGTGCCTGTAGCCATCGTGCCGGACCAGCCGCCGAATGACTGGGACACATACACGCCGCCGGACGGGAGCGCCTTGTCGTATGCGTCGATTTTTTCAGCCAGTGCCACAAAGGCAGGTGGCACCCGCATGGGCTGCACCGTCCCGGCGAAGGTCTCGGCGGTCAGATCGCCGTCCCCGGCCTTGTGTACGCCATCGTTGAAGATAGAGCCGCACACGAGGAAATACTGCCCCGGGACTACCCCGGAAGGAACGGTATCCGGCTCAAAGGCAAACTCCCCCGCAATGGGGTCGTCTGCCCGGTCAAAGAAATTGTGCGTGTATCTGCACAGCTCAGGGACGGTCATGCAAAGTCACCCCCTTGCAGGTTAGACCGATTCACCCGGGGTAATGGTCTGGACAGAGATGCCGTCCAGGTACTCAGCAAACAGGGTCACGCCGGTGATGGCGAAGCTCTCAGAGACGGCGGTGGTGTAGTTGCCCTGGGTGTGGAAGCCGATCAGGTTGCTGGCCTCGCCTGCGGTGGTGTACACCAGCCCGGCCTTGGCGTAGTCGCTGTCGGAGGGGTCAACGTAGTACATCACGATGTTGTCCACGGGGGTGGCAATGACCTTGCCCTTTGCGATCTCGCCGTCAGACAGCAGGAAGATGGTGTTGTAGCCCATGAAATCCTTGATGTACTGGAAGCCGTACTGGTTCTGGATGGTGATCGGGGCGGTGCCCAGGTACTCCGCCACGTCCAGGACGTTGGCAAAGCCCACAACGCCGGTGACGGTGCGGTGCATATTCTTGAACTTGTTCTCCACGCTGCCCTTTGCCATGGCCAGAGCCATCTGGAAGGTCTTGGGGGTGCCCTTCAGGCTGCCGGTGTTCAGGTACTTGTAGAACTTGTCCGTGACCTTTGCGGTCAGGTCGAACAGGAACTCGTCATCGGTCTTCTGCACGGCCACATCATAGCCATAGTTCTGGATTGCCTCCAGGGAGACGGCCTTGGCGTACTTTTCGATTGTGATCTTGCCGTAGTCCTTCTCCTTGACGGTGTACTGGCTGTAGGGGATCTCCTCGCCCTCTGCCACGGTGCCGCTCTGCAGGGTGCCCTGGGCGTACTTGCTCTTCAGCACGGTGCCGGGCTGCATCCGAATGGGGCGCATGATGCCCATGATCTCCCGCAGGTGCTCCCAGTTGCGCTGGAAGCGGGTGACAAAGTCGATTTCCCGGGGGTTGACGGTGATCTCGGTAGTGGTGGTCAGATTGGTCTTTGCTGCCATGTGTTAGTCCTTTCCGCCGCCTGTAAACAGGTCGGCATTTGCTGCAATGGCCGCCTGGCGCTCGCCAGCGTCCTTGATTGCAAAAATTTGGTCTTTGGTCATTTTGGAGCCGGTGTTGGTGGGCGGAGTGTCCACCTTTGCGCCGGTGGTGGTCGTAGTGCCCACGAAGTCGCTCCAATCAGCTTTCAGGCTGTCGGCGTGCTTCTTGGCGTCCTTGACCTCGCCCTTATCGTCCAGCTCCAGCTTGTCGATATCCTCGCCAGACAGCCGCACGACCCGATCAGCATACTTGTCCAGCACCCCGGCGGCCTTCAGCAGCTCCCGGAACTTGGCTTCCTTGGCTGCGTGGGTGTCCTTCTGGGTCTGCTGGGCCTTGTAGTCAGTCAGCGCTTTTTCTGCGGCTTCCTTGCCGCCGTTGGCTGCGTCCCGGTCCTTTTCGGCTTTGGCGAGGGCTGCGTTCTTCTCATCGAGCTGGTTCTGCAAAGTGTCCGTTTCCTCATGCAGCACGTCCAGAATTTTCTTGAGCTTGCCGCTGGTGTCGGTCGTTTCATCTTCCAGAATCGCCCGGAGAGTCTTGCGTTCGAGTGCCATGTGTTAGTCCTTTCCGCCCTTGCTCGGGCTGCCATGCTTGGCAATAAGGTTTATTTGCCGGACGTGCTGCCGGTGTGGTGCCGCCTGTGGGGCTTGAACCCACGGCCCCCGGATTACAAATCCGGCGCTCTGCCAACCTGAGCTAAAGCGGCATAAAAAAGCGGCTGACGCTATGCGCCAACCGCTGAGTATTTAGTTTTTGCGTGCAACTTTGGTGATACATTCGACCGCCCAAAACTTCGCTTCCTGTAATTTTGTCATGCACAGACTTTTTTCTCGGCTTTCAGGAAGTGCGTCAAGCTGCGTTGCAAGCTCAAGGAAAAGGTCTTCTGCCTCGCAGTGCGCAGTTTTCACATCATCGGGCAGGAACTTTTCTTTTGGTGTTTTGAACATTTTCTCCAAATTCATAAATTACGCCTCCTTGTTCCCTTCTTCCACCGCGATCTCTCGCAGCTCGTCAATGTGTTCTTCCACCGCCGGGCGGAGGAACGGACGGGGGGCCATGCCCCGGGTAAAGTGCCACTTGCCGTTGAAGTCCTTCCAGACCCACGGCGTTTTGCGTCCATTGCCTTTCTCGGCAAAGATGCCCGTGCCAAGCTCAACATCAAAATGTTACCGTAAAGGCTTTTTATCCTTTACCTCTTACAGTTTGCTATCCTGTAAGTTCGGCGTACATTATCATCCTTTGCAGGATGTCGGGCACTCTTGGAGGTGTTATTGCTCTCTTATCGCTCAACCTCTACGCTCTACGATGGCTGATGATGATTCAGCTTATCTCGGAATCGCCCATCAATTAAACAGGTCATCTATACTTTCAAAGCCGTTATTGTGGTATCTTTCCAATATCGTCCCATATTCCAACTCAAAAATTTCGCACCATTCTTTAAGTGTTCTTTTTGAGTTGCCAATTTGGATTACAACATTAGATTGCCTATTTCGGCTTTGTTCTTCCATTGTGGCCCAACGGCAATTACTCGGTTCATAATTTCCGTTGTTGTCAATTCTGTCTATTGTAAGGTTTTCAGAATATCCATTCTCCATTGCCCATGAATAAAAAGCACTAAAGTTATCTTTCCATTCATCACATATCGTTATGCCACGCCCACCCCATCTATAATAGCTTGGGCTGTGAACATTATAGCAGCGGTCTTTCATTCCACGCCATATATGGTATATACGAGTGCCGCTCATTTTGTGACTGTGATGTTTTGTAAGATTGATTTTTTCTTGTGCCTTTTTCATGCAGCCGCATGAACGAATAGCGCCACTTTGCAAGCTGTCAGAGCGAACGACTTTTATGTTCCCACAATCGCACTGACAAACCCAGTATGTTTTCCGGCTATTGGTGTCTTGCAAGCCGATAACCGTCAGCATACCGAACTTTTTTCCTGTTAAGTCTTTGATTTTCTTTCTGTCTTTCATTGTTCCAACCTCCTAATGCAATTATATCACATTTTCGAGTTTGGAACAAGAGGGATTTTCCGATATTGCCCGATTTTCGATATGTGTTACCACATAAAGGTGCATGTATGTTTACACAGAATAAGCTAGATTTGACCCGATGGTCACGGTCTTTTTTGTGAGGTCGAGGACAAAGGTCAGGCTTTGCTTGAGCGCGCCGCCCACGTAGCCCTCTATGCCCGTGCTGTCTGCCGTGCCTGTTGGCACAAGCAGCTGGGCATAGTCTTGCACCTTCATGCCCCAGATGGTCAGCACCCGCTCTGCCCATCTGTCCAGCGCTTCGTGCAGCTGCGGGGTGTTGTCGGTGAATTTGATGTCATATTCAAATTTCATGACTCACTTTTTCTTCTTTCTGGAGATGTAACCAATCCACGCATTGCCCTGTTCAAAAGTAACGCCATACGGCTTTGTTGTTAGCTGCATTAACTTGTCCCAGTCGCCGCGAGACATTCCTTTGAAATCAAATGCAACTTTTGGGCCTTTTTCCCAAAATGTTGTCATGTAAGGTTCAGAACCATCACCAGTTCTGTATTTGTTAAGGTCAACGCCAACTTGCTTTTTCACAAAGTCAATGGTTTCGTTGTGTGATTTCTTATATCTCGAATTGTCAACAATAGTCGCAAGCTTTCTTTGCCGTTCTGCTTCAACTTTTCTGTCGTCTGTTATCCAGCGGCCATTTACAAATGATTCAAACTTGTGCTCATCAGCGCTTCCGCCGCCCGCTCTCACGGAGCTGCCGCTTCCTCTTTTACTCATTGCGATCCCCCTTTCTTTCAAATTGAAGTTGTAGTCAACCTTCATTTATTTTTTGCGTCTCCACGACTTTGTTGCTCCATCCCACGAAAGACCATGTGCCTTTGCTTCAGCTCTCAGGTTGTAGGTCTGACCGCTGACGGACTGCACTTTGTCCCAGTTGATGCCGAAAGACTTGCCATCAACAGCGCCAGCCTGAACGTTGTAGGTCAAATAGTTGGTTTTGTTGGTTTTTCCCGTCTTTTCTCGGCTGTCAGGCTGTGCATAATCGAACGTAAGGTTTCCTTTTCCGTCTGTTGTTGCCTCAAGAACTTCCGTGTCGTACCGTCCGCGATTCCACCCGCGTCCTTCGATATAGCGGGCTTCTACCGTTTTTTTTGCACCTCCGATAATGGAACCGTCTTTACTTCCGCCCATCCTCGTGCTTGCGCTTCCGGAACCTCGTTTACTCACGGTAGCGCCTCCTCTCGTATTGAAATGGTTTAATTTTGGTCACGTTCCAGTCAAATTCCGCCGGGCATTTGCCGTACCACAAAATACCGCTTGGTTGCAGCACTTCCAGAGCCTTGCGGCAGTGTTTTGCGAAGCATTCCGCTTCGTATGGGTCAGACTGTGTGCCGTGGCTCGAAATGCTCACGATGGCGTTTCTAGGCTCACCGTCAAAACACCAGTCATAACTTTGCTCGCCGCACCAACAGAGCGTTGGAATGACGTGGATGCCGTGCGCCTGCCAGTATGCCGCCAGCCAGTGTTTTTTGTAGTGCATGAAAAGCTGCACCGCAAGCGGCATATCGCTGTAAAGCGAAAAATCCGGCGAACATATCGCGCCGAACTGCTGCAAAAGCGGGATATACTTGTCCGGATTGTTCCAGAACCGTTCAAACTGGTAATCGTCCTTGTAAAAATGCACGCCTTTTGTAGCCTTTTCTTTGGCCGTCAGCGCATAATTGACCGGGATCCATTCCAGCTTATCAATTCGGATGTCCGTTTCCGGCTTGATTTCAGGGATGCCATACTTGCCCACGCCCGGAAAAATCATCTTTTCGGTGTTTTCCATCGGCAGAATCACGGTTCATCCCTTCTTTCTTTTTCTGAATCCTTCCATTGTCCTAATAAGGCGTTTGTGTGCTCCATGCGGCTTTGCGCCATTTCCGTAGGAAGGCCGCGCGTGTTTTGGCTTAATGTAACCACACGGTGGCTTAAAATCACGGCAAAAGTTCAAGAAAAAGTCATCGTTGATTACGACAATCCCAAACTTCTTATTTTTCATGCTTTGCGCTCTCCTTTCTCCGTTTTCTCTCTTCCGCCCACCACATCTGTTCGGCTTCTGTTCCGCCCTTGGATTTATACCACTCAGTGTAATCCATGACGGGGGTGACTTCTTTGGTCACATTGTCCCGCTGCATGGCGCTCTGTCGAGGATACTTTCCCAGCGCAGAGGACAGTACGCAGCGGCAGTGGTATACCATCTCCGGCGCTGCGTTGGGGTCGCCGGGGCGCTGAATCTCGTAGCCCATGACCTTGAACGGCTCGTCAAGCTCTGCCGTCTGCTGGTCAAGCAGGCGGTGCATTTCACGGGTGCGGTAGTCGTGGGTGGAGTTCCACCGCTTTTTGACCTCGATGCCCAAAGCCTGGGCGTTGTGCATCTGCTGCAAAGCCCCGGCGTTCTGGGCGCTGGTGAGGGCTGTGATGGCGTTGTTCATGGCCCAGTGTATCTCCGTGTCTGCCATGCCGCTTACGGCCTGCACGGCGATGTCGTGGACGCTCTTGCCCTGCACGATGCCCTGCATGACGTAGCGATTGAACACCCGGGCGTCATAGGTGCGGTTGCTCTCGCTCTTGATGCGCTTGTTTGGTACCATGCGGGGGTTCTCTTTCAGCAGGAGCTTGACCGCTTCGGTGTTGTACAGGGTCAGTCCGAACGTCACGCCTGCGGCCTGTTCCAGCTCGTAGAAAGCCCAGTTTGCGCCAAAGGAAAAGATATTGTATTGCTCGTCCCGGGCCAGCTTGTAGGCCGTATCTTGGGCCGTGGTGCAGGTCTGCGTGATGCCGTCCAGCTTGGCGTGCATCAAATCGGACTGAAAGACTTGATTTTGCAGCCAGATGCGGTAATCATCCTCGGTAATCTCGCCTGCATCCAGCTGCGCCCGCTTGCGCTCGTCCAGCGCTTTGTACTTGGTCAAAAACTCGGTGAGCTGCTCCTGCATCTCCCGGCGGGCAGTGCCATACACCCGGAGGATACGGTGGCGCAGGCGGTTCAGCTGGCGGGTAGAGATGCGGTCACGGTCGGTCATAAGCCAATCGCCTGCGCAACAGCCAGAAACAGCCCGGCAACAATCGCAATGTCAGCAACAAAAAGGATTGCATCGGCCATTCTATCTGGGTCATGTCTCATTTTTTGCCCCTTCCTCCTCGTCCACGGTCTCCCGTGTTGCGCTCTCTGCCATCAGCGCGGCCTTGGCCTGCTCCTTTTGTTCCGGGGTCAGGTTGGGCAGCAGGTCAATGGCCATGTCCTTCCCGATGATCGGCGCCTCAGAAATCACCATGTCAACTTGCTCTTTGGTGTTTGTAATTTTGCTGCGGGTAAAAATCGGGGACACATCTCCCAACCCAGCCAACTTGCAAATCTGCTGAATAAAGGGCGTGAGCTGTGCCTCGAAATCATCCGCGTTGTGATTCAGCGGCTCATAGGCCGCGTCCAGATGGTCGTTTGTGCTATCTGCGCTCACGCAATGCACATCCAGCCCGCCGAAGTCCTCATAAGATCGGCTGTGCAGCAGGTCAAGCAACGTACTCCGGGCCGTGACGGGGATTTCGGTGGTGTAGGGCTGCACCTTGCCGCCCTCGCTGGTGTCGGCGTTGGCGACGTGGTAAAGGTTGAGCTGCTGCAAAAAGCCTTGCAGCTCGTCCTGCGTCATGCCTCCAAAGTTTTCGCACAGCCAGTAGATCTGCGCACAGTCCTGCAAATCGTTACAAAAGCCGGACATGACAAGGTCTGTGTTGTCAATGTAGGCTTTCAGCCCAACAAGCGTGCTCTGGTGCAGGTCTGAGCCCCAAAGCGGTACAATGGGCAGAGCGCCGTAATTGTCCTCTGTGACAGACTCTTCGCCGCCCACGTTGGTTGTGATCGTGGTCTTGAGGTATCCACGCTTTGCCGCAGCCTCTTGCAGCGGGTATGCGCCACGTGCCTGAGACTTGTACTCGGTGTATCCGTCTTCTTCGTACAGCACCACTTTTGTTGCCGTGTCCGGGTTGAGTTGCCAGTACCGTGCAGCCGCCCGCAGCGTGCCAATGTCCTCGTCATAGAGCGGGGCAAGCTCGGTCAGCTTAAACACGTCCAGGTGGTCGTAATTCCAAAATCCAAAACTTTCGCCGTGGATGAGGGCAAAATACCCAGCCTTAAAGACCCGCTCGTCGAAGGTCGCGCCCAGCTTTAGCTTGTCAGTGCCATCGGCAAATGTGACGCCGTTGCCCAGCGAGTACGCCGCGCGCTGCTTGTTGAGCCGCCGGAACAGGTTGCTTTTGACCATATCCGGCCTCATGATGTCCCGGGTGTTGTTTGTAGCCCGCTTTAGCATCTCTGCATAGGCCGCGGCGAACTGCTCTGCGCCCGGGTTTTTCTGCCGGTCGTATAAATCAGCAGCCAGCGCGCCCGTCCTGCCCGCCACCTGCGGGGAAGATTTGTGCTGCTGGATGAAATCCCACAGAAAATCTGTGAGCCGCCCTTCCTGCTGGGCCTGCTGGAATGTCTGAAACGTAAATGTAGCCACTTTTTATCCTCCGGCCCGCTTGACAAGGCGCTTCGTGCGTACAAAATACCGGATAGAGTCCATACAGTGGTCGTTTTCCTTGATGACCACATCTTCTCTGTCCGGGTCCCATGCGTAAACGCCAAACTCCTGTATGGTGCGTTTACACTCTCTGTATATTTTTAATCTGCCGGTTTGGAGCATCGTCTGAACGTCCAGAATGCCGCTCAGAACGTCGTTGTTTGCTGCCTGAATCGGGAGCCCGTTTTGCTTTAGCTCCGTGATAAGCGGCAGTGCAGACGGGTCAACGATGACCTTTTCTGGCTTTGTGCCGTTTAACCATCGCTTGAGGTCTGCAACATACTCTCCCACGGTCTTCTGGCGTTTCTGTTCGCGCCCGCTGTAGTAATACTCGCGGGTCGCTATCCATGTGCCGGTGTCCGACTGCATCTGGAACAGCAAAAAAACCGTTGCGTTTTGCGTACCAAAGTCGCACGCCACATACGCGCCCTTTGGTGACAGTTCCGGCAGCTTGTCGATGATATGCTTTTGTCGGTCAAACATATCGTAGACAAGGCCCTCGGCCACCGTCCACAGGCCCAAAATGTAACGCTGGTAGAAAACGCCGCTGTACTGGCTGCGGTAGCGCTCTTTGATGTCCTCGGAAAGTGACAGGTTGTCGTCCATCGTGAAATGGAGATACATCATCTTGCGGGAACGGCACTTGCGCACCCACTCGAGATAAAACCAGTGCTGCGGGCTGCCCGGGTTGCAGTTGAACCAGAACTTTGACCCGGTGACAGAGCAGCGGGCTGTGGCCTGATTGACGAAGCTCTGCGGCATCAGGGCCACCTCGTCAAAGAATGCTCCGGCAAGGGTGATGCCCTGGATCAGGTCCTGACTGCTCTCGTCCTTGCCGCCGAAAAAGTAAAACTCGTTGGTTCTGCCGCCCTTGCTGACGGTCATGCAGTTTTCTGCCCGATGCTCCTTGACGTTGTAACCACGGGCTGCAAGCTGCTGTTTGAGCGTCCCCAGCACGTTACGCCGGAAGCTGGCAATGGTCTTGCCACACATGGCAAACTGCTGGCCGCTGTAGCAGGTCATGGCCCACTGAACGAACGAAAAGCTCATGGCAAAGGTCTTGCCCGAGCGGATAGCGCCATCGGCAATGATGCCGTTGTAACCGCTGTATGCGCTCTGCGGTGTCCACCAGCAAAGAACCATCTTTTGCCGCTGGCTGAGGGCTTTCCAGCGAAAGCCGTTACTTTTCCGCATGGTCTTCCTCTTCCTCTGGTAGCATCTCCACGTCATCCGGCGGGCTGATGCCTGCGGCAGCATTCAATGCCTTTATCAAACCATCATCGTGACGCTCTTCCTGCTCCACTTCTTTCGGCTTATCGATCCACCCGAAATTGACTTGCAGGCTGAATCTTGCCCCGCCGTTTCCGTCGCGATCATAGAGCCGTTCTTCGGCGTATCTCTCGCACCGTAGTTTCGCGCGCGTTATCGTGTCAGAAAACTCGGGCTTGCCTTGATAGTCGATTAAAGATTGCCGAGACTTAAACCCCAATGCTAAAGCCAAGCCAGTGACTGTTTCTGGGCGTTCGTCGATTTTTATCGCGTTCCCGTATTTGTCTAAAACAGGCTTTCCGACTTCGTCTTCTAGCACGGTTCCTTCACAGCTTTTGAAGAACTCTTCGATTTTTTTCTCAAGTTCTTCTTTGCTCTCAAAGACGGGAGGTCTGCCTATCCTTTTGTTTTTGCTGTAGGCCACCGCCACCACCTCTCTAAACTCATGCAAAAGAAAAACCGCCCGGAAATCCGAACGGTCAAAATATCGAATATGCCGCTTGCAGGGCTCGAACCTGCACACGTCCGGTTATGAGCCGGATGCTCTGGCCGACTGAGCTAAAGCGGCATAAGAAAAACCAGCTTTGCTGCATGGAGCTCATCATGCAAAAAGCTGGTTTTTAATTGTATTGTATCAGCAGCGGTTAATCCGCACGGATAGCAGGCCGTGCTCCTTGGATACAGCCACGGCCTCCGATCTCTGCCCGAGGCTCGCGTTTTGTGTGGTCTGCACGGAAACCGAAACGCCGCGCATAGCGCACAAAGTGGCTTTCTTTGTTGCTGATCGGTAAGGCCGAGAGGATAAGGCCAGCGCCGAGACGCGTCAAAAACTTTGCCATGTCGCAAATCAGTTCTTTCAAGCGCTCAAACACTTGTATGCCTCCTCTCCAAAAGTGTCCACTGTGGACACTCTAAAATCACGCTAGCCGCCAGCCGGATTCGAACCGGCACCCACGGAATGGATGTGCGCAGTGGTTGGCTGTGCAGTGATGTTCCCGTGGTATCACCAATGTTGTTCCGCCTTAAATGGGCAGCGCTCTGCCAGTTGAGCTATGACGGCATATAATAAGGGGCTTTGCTTGTCGGGTGCAAAGCCTCTGCGTCCAGAACTTTCGCGGCTGGATGCCCCGCTACTCTTTGCATGCCGTTCCCCGGTCATGCAAAGTCTGGCACTCCCGGCAGGACTCGAACCTGCAACATGCGGTTTTGGAGACCGCTGCTCTACCACTTGAGCTACCGGAGTATAAAACACCGCCCTTGGACTCGAACCAGCCAGCAATATCTCAGCTGACACGCGCTCCGTACTGCGCTCAGGCGGCCATATAAAACAGCCCTGGTTCTCCGCCAGGGCTGTTGTTTGACGCACATCCCGTCGGGAAGTCTACCCACACCCTCAGGGATTCAAAGCTTTCTCTCGTGGCACGGGAGGTTAAGCGTGCAGCTTTGTGGGGGATGAGTCCATGCGTCATACGGTGCGATACGGCGGAATCGAACCGCCTCCTGTCTCTCATGATCAACAGGCTGCCTTTGTGTCAGTGTATCGCATAGAAGCAGCCCGCAAAACGGTGAAGGAGAACAGGAAAGCATGAAAACCTGTCACAAGGAAGGGACCGTTCTGGAAGCTGCGTGGCAAGCGGCTACCGCTTAGCGCTGAACCGCTTATTAGAATTTTACATCCAAGCTTACAGACTTGAAAAGAGCTGACCCCTGCCAAAATCACGCTGTGTTTTCTTGTGCATGTTGTACACTCTGCACGTCAGAAAACTCGTCCCATATCTCGGCCAGGGCCATGCATCCGCGTTTGATTCGCCGGTAGACCACATCTGCCCCGCATACGCCGACTTCTTTTGCGATTTCTTTGTGAGACTTGCCTATGACATAGTGCTCGCAAATCGCTTCGGCGCATTCCGGCTCGGCTATCAGGCAGTATGCCCGCCGGGTGGCCTCGACACGCAGATTGCACAGGTTCGTCTCCATTCTCTGAAGCTGTCGGCGCTCGGTGTCCAGCTGCTCTACAGCAAAGCCTACCTTGTCCCCATTGCCACCACCCGCAGGCATCCCGCTCAGGCTCTGGGTGCATTTTTCTGCCACGTCCCGGATGCGCTGTATTTTTTGCTTCTGGATTTCGATAGCTGCCGCAAGGTCACGACACTGCTGGAACCACGCCTTGACGGCGCGGTAGTCCACGCCGCCGTCCGGCTTCGGTGTGTCTGTTTCAAGCGTCCACGTTTGGGTCATTTTCATCCTCCTTTTCTTCGATTTCAATTTCCACCCGGGGGTTCTTTCTGTCTATCTCCACCCGGCTGCCATCGTGGGCGGCGACGATCTTGCTGTTGTCGTCCTCAAGAACCCGGGCTTTTACCAGAATGTCCGTGGTCGCCTCGATGAGGTTTGCCAGATCGACCCGGCGGGCTGTCTTCATGTAGTACACGCACCTCACGTTCACGCGGGCAGAGATGGGGCTGTGCGGCCTTTTGATTTTCCGCAGGCAGTCCGTCTCATAATCCACGTAAGCCTTGCTAGGGGCCACAAAGCGCCCGCCTGAGCGGCTTTTGAGGATGCGGGCAGAGTTTTTCTTGGTGCGCGGGTCGCCGTAGAGGGTCAGTTTCATCTGCTTGCCCCCCATTGCTCAGCCATTGCTTTTGCAATGCCCGGCGCGGTTTTGCTTCTGACTTTTGCCCGGCCCTCTTGGCCGTTTTGCGTTCCGCGTATGCCTTCGCACCAGCTGATTTTCTTGTGCTTTTCCCCATTTGAGACGTACACGGGCTCTGGCGGTGGAAAGTTGTTTTTTCGTTCCAGAGGCGGCAGGTTTTTTAGCCAAAGGCAAGTGCGCTTTGTGTGATAGTTTTCCGCGTCCTCTTCACTTTCGGCAAAGTAGTACGGATGAATTATCTGGTCGGCTTTCCTGTACGCCGTGTTCATGATGCCCACAGGGTTCTCAACTGCAATCTTGGGGACATCTGCCAACATGAACTGCATAAAGAAAATTGCGGCTTTTACACGCTCTGCCCACCGGGCAACAACCTTTTCAGCCGGGGTTACCCGCAAGCTGAAAGAGCGTGTTGCTGCATTGCTCAGGTATGTACAGGGCGGGTGTGCAATGAGCAAGTCCCACTTGCCAACGTCATGCGTTACGCCGTCTATCGTCACGACTTGCCCCCCCTCCAGAGCCTTGAGCGCATCTCCCAGAATGTGCCACTCGGGATGCCCGCCGGACGGTTCCTGAATATCGCAGGAGTAGGCTTCGTGGCCTTTTGCCCGAAACGCCTTGCAAACTTCCTGCGATTCCTCGCAGGCGATAAGCACTTTCATCTGTCCGCTCCTCCGTTCGCTCCCATGTACTTCTTTCGGCCCCGCTCCCTGTGGCGGTCCTCGTGGTCGTAGTGGTAGACCTTGCCTGTGTCCAGCATCTCTCGGGTGTAAGCGGCTTCTGCGCCGCGATGGCGCTTGAACTCGGCGTACTTGAGGCAGCTGTCGTGACAGATCGGGTGCCGGTCGGGGCAGTCTTTACACGGTGTCATCATCATTTTTCAGCACCTCCGGCGGCAGCGGCATCCAGCCCACCACGGGGCAGTCTATCTTGTTGTTGTAAACGTCGTCCGGGTTGAAGTGACGGTATTCCCACCAGCCTTCCGGGATTCGGTAGTCGTCCCGTTCCTCGTCGTATGTTCCCCAAACATAGAGATCTTCCCAATTCCATTCGCTGTCCTCGGAAAAAACATTGCCGTCCTCGTAGTGCGCCGTTGTAATGCTCATATAGCTATTACAACGGTACAAAACGAGCACTTCCGTTTCGACCTTCGGCGGGTCCTTGTCAGGGTCGCGCCATGCGGGAAAGAGGTCTTTTTCCTGCAAAACAGGAAGTTTTTCAACCTTTTCTCGTGCCGCACGGAGGGTCAGCGAGATAATATTCTCTGCTCCTTCCTCCAATATCGTGGTATATTCCAGGCTCTTTAACACAGCCTCGCGCCGGATGTATTCAGTCATTATAAAAGCCCTCCATTTTGCACCCACAGCGGCAGCAATAAGCGTGTTCCGTGTGCCGGTCGAATGTTGTAAAAACCTCTTTGCGTCCGCAGTTCCCGCACTTGCACTCCGCACCATCTGCCATGCGCCGCACAATAATCCACTTTGCCGTCGGTCGCAATCTATCCGTGTCAATGGTGGGCGTATCGTTAATGACATCCAGCACTTGGCACAGCACCTCGTATATCATCATGTGATACATGCCGACGCTGTGCCTGTGCAGCTCCTGGCATCTGGTTTTCCAGTCTTGGATATGCTGGCAAAGCGCATTTGCGTTAATCAATCTCACTTCATCCATTTTCCAACACCTCCGTCCTCACCGGTTTGATGTCACGATACTCGGGGTAATGGTCGCCCGCCAGCTGGCAGGCCCGGAACTCTGCCGCAAACTGACTCGCGGCGTTGATGCGGTATGTAAGCGCCGCGTTCCCGTGCGGACCGCTGCACTCTACGATGACTTTGTATCTAGGCATTTCGTCCTCCGTTCTGGTTTGCCTGCCCAAGAAGTTTTCTTTCTGCCCTGGACTTGAGCATCCGGGTGCGGGCAGCAAGGCAGTGCTTCGCCAGCATCTGCTCGCCCTGGGCCTTTTCGATGGCCTTTTTCCACGCCGGGAGAAGCTGGCTCTGCCAGCTGCACTCCGAAATCACCTCGTGGAATGTCTTGTAGGCCATCTCATCCGGCACATCCTTGAGCGATGAGTTCGCCCAGATCTCCGCGATGCTTGCGCGGTTCTCTGCGGTCTGAGGCCGTCCAAAATAGGTCTCAGCGTCCGCAAGGAGCTTTGTCATCATCTCCACTGTCACGGTTTCACCCCCTTGAAAATATTTGCGTATGCTTCTGCGGTGCTTTCTGTGGCCTGTTTCCCGCGAGGCTGCTCTTGTCGGCGCTGCTCATTCGCTGCCACGTCCCCCGGGGTGCGTATCCCGTCCCGCTGCCAGCCAGACAGGATGCCGTTGATGTAGTTCCACGAGCGCTTCCCGGCCTCTGCGGCCTTGTCGATCGCCAGCAAAATCATCTCCGTGCTGTACTCCTGCCGCCATTTTTGCAGTTTTTCAAGCGCCGAACGCGGGAAGTCGCTGATAGAACGTTGGTAATGCTGGACGATTTTTGATAACTCCATATCAACGGCGGCGGTGTTATCGCGCTTTACAACATCTCCATCTACATCTCCATCTACATCTACATCTCCATTTACATCTACATCTACAGTTATTTTTGTTATGTCGTCATTAACATTGTTATCGTTTGTTATTTTTGTTATGTCGTCAGGCTTTCCCCAGCGCTTTGCCATACCGCGTTTTCCGGCGTTGCTGCGTTTCTTGCGGGTTTCATCCCATTTTTCAGACGCCCGTTTTACGTCGCTGCACATAAATTTCCAGTTGCCCCGCATCCCGCGGTCTGAAAATTCGGGCTCTTCTCCGGTTTTGGCATACCGTGCAAGAGCTCGCATCAACTGCCCAACCTCTGCGTCGGAGTATTCTTCCAGCGCATCGAACCAGCTCAGATACGCCACAAATGACTTTTTATCGTCCTGTGCCACTCAATCACCTCCTTTGCGCGCCCGTATAGCCAGATAGCGCAGCTTTCGTTTTAGAACGGGAGGTCTTCGCTGTCGTCGATGACCGAAAAGTCGTCTGCGCTGCCCTGCGAATACTCCGGTATGCTCTGAGGCTTCTGCGGGGCGCTGTGAGCGGCGTTTGCTTCGTGTACATGATTTTCTGTTTGCTGTTCGAAATCGTGCACAGCGGGCTTCTCTGTGGCCTTTCTGCCGCAAAAGCTCACCTGCGACGCAAGAACCTCGGTAGCTGTGCGGTTGTTGCCGTTCTTGTCCTGGTACTGACGGGTCTGCAAGCTGCCTTCGATGGCGATCATGCTGCCCTTCTGGAAATACTTTGAGACAAACTCGGCGGTCTGCCGCCACGCGGTGACGTCGATAAAATCGGCCTTGCGCTCTTCGCCCTGCCGGGCAAAGCTGCGGTCAACCGCGATGCGGAAACTGCACACGTTGGTGCCGTTCTGGGTGGTCTTAAGCTCCGGGTCGTAGACCAGACGGCCCATCAGCGCAACAACATTAAGCATGAGCAGCACCCTCTTCCTCGGCGTCGCCGTCGCCCACCTCATAGTCGATGTTTGCGCCCATCAGAACTTCCGGACACTCAGCGCGGGCAAAGTAAGCGGCGGCGCGGTACTTGAGCATCATTTCGGTCATCTTGGGCCAGTAGCTGCCATTCTTGTTCCACCACCCGGCGTCTTTCGCCATCTTGACCGTGACTTTTGGGCCTTCGACCTTTTCGCCGGTGAGCTTGTCCACGCCGATCAGGCGGCAGCCCCAGTTGTCGGTGCCTTCTTCGCCCTCCATGCGGTAGCGGGTGCGGCCTGCAAACTGTCCGCTGTTGTCGATGAGGGCCTTGCAGCTCTTGCCGCTCCATGTGGGCATACCATGGACGACGTAAAGGTTCTGCATGACGAAAAGGTGCGAGACGCCCATGCGCAGGGCCATCTCGCAGGCGATGGCACACGCGCCAGGATTGCCGGTGTAGGTCTGAGGCAGAAAACCTTCGGGCAGCTGCGCCATCGCGGCGGCTTTGGACTTTGCAAGCATCCAGTTGCGCTCGTCAATAGTCAGGCCCTGCACCTTCTCGGCGTAGCTCTGACGCTGCGGAGGCTGAGCGGGTGCAGTGGGCGCAACAGGTGCAGGCACCTCGGCGTTCTGGGCGACAGCCGCATTCTGGTTGAGCATTTCAGCAGGAGACTGGTTCATTTTTTCAGGCATGGTGAATTTCCTCCTCGGTAAATTTAATATCGATGATATTTGCATAACGCTTGATGGCGTCAAGCTCGGATTTGGTGCAACGGAAGACGAGCTTCCGGTCCCGGGGTTCTTCCTGGCGAGTGAAACGGGCGAAGAAATCATCATCGTACTCGTCCGGTGTGTAACCATTACCGTGGCCAACGCCCGGCTGCACAAGGCTGACAGTGTAGGGGTTCTGCGCCGGGCCTTTGTAGTTGTCCGGCATCCCACGAATGACGGCCTCCCGTAGCATGGTGCGGTACTCGGTCATGTAGCAGAAATCTATGGATTCATACGGCTCAGGCATGATTTCTTCGCCAGCAGCGGCATGAACGATGTCGATGAGGCACATGAGCTCACCGACCCGGCGATAGATGGAGTCGATGGTGCGGCGGGTCTCCTGACTGCCCAGCAGATGGCTTCGGGCGAAGCCGGTGAACAGAGCCACGGCATAGTTGACGTCGCTGGTCAGCTTATTGCCGGTGCTGATGAGCCGGAACAGCACATTGTCGTTCCCGACGTACTGGAAAATGCCCTCGGCCTTGTTGGACAGGTCTTTGATTCGCGCTCTGCGGGCCAACGTCTGACTCATGTGTATTACCTCCCGTAAATCTTGCGGCCAGAAGAATCTACAACGTCAATATGATCATAAAGCGGCCAGTTTTCGTCCGCCCAATGCTGAGCCTGCACACTTGATAACACGGGGTCAAAACCAGCAAAAACCAGTTTATCGCATCTGCCAGGGTCCCCTTTATGGTAAGCATGGCAGAAGAATGAAGCCTGCCGCTTTTGAGTTTCATCCCGATGGATGTGCCGCAGCCGTTCCGGCTGACGATTATGCCAGCGGATCTCTGCGGCTCGCATATATCTACCGTTCATATTCTTGTTCCCTTTTTGTCTTTTTGCAGTAACGGCGAAGCGGAGGGAGACAGTCAACCTCCGCACGATCAATGCGCTCCTGCTCAAAAATGTACTTGTACGGACGCCTTTTTTCATGGCGCCGGTGTCCAACGGAAGACACAAAGCTGTTGGCGGTCTTGTATCCAAGCTTCGCAGCGCACATGGCGGATGTTCCGGCGGCCACTACCTCACCGGTCTTGGCGCTGTACACGGTGTACCATGTGATATAGTGGATGTAACCAGCCATGTGCAACGTCCTCCGCATCGTGGAGGGCTGTGAGCAGCCCATCTGCTGCCGCGCTATAGACCTCTGATTTTTCCCGGCAGATGACCCGCAGCCAGATGTCTCCCGTGAGCGCGGACTCCGTTGCAAGCCGTGTGGCTGTTTTCAGATACTCTTCGGCCTGCTGCCGAATCAACTCTTCCAGCTTCATGCGCCCTTCTCCTCATCCTGCGGATACTCCGGGTTCCGGGCATGGTTGCGGACGATTTTGCCGTAGCCGCTGCGCTCATACCGTTTGTTGTCCTCATGCATCCCATAAAGCGACATTGTCAGCCCGGCAGTGGATGCAACAATAATCCAAGGCGCGGCATGTGCAGCCTCGGCGATGTCCCAGCCGCCCCAGTAAACCAGCGCACCGGCCAGCCAGGAGCAGGCCCAGCGCCATACCTGCACCGCGCCGATGATTGCCAGTAAAGCCAGCCCGTCCAGCGCTAAGATGAGTCGAAAATTCATCGGTTTCTTCCTCATTCTCTCGGTTCCTCCTTTGTATAAACCCTTTCGAGTTTATAAAAGTCCTTCACCCACGACATAAAACCGGCGCGGGAGATGTCAGGGCAAGGCTCTTTTGTTCCCACTGACGGAATCGCCCAGCTGGTAAACAGCCCCGCCTGGATCTGTGCTCCCAAGACCTTTTCGGTCTTTGAGATGTTGTTGTCCCGAAGGATCTGGACGCATTCGCCTATCGTAAGGCTCGGCTTTTGCATGGCGTGCTCCTTTCTTGCAATTTGGTTTTACAGTGCTTTTTCACGGCTTTGCCTCCGCAAACTCACCATTTTTGAGCGTGTACCAGACGTTTTCCTTGATGTGAGCGCCGTCTACTTTTGCCATCTTTGCCCACAGCATATTGCCGTCATCGTCGTACTCGGTCAGCACCAGATAGCAGCCCAGTGCGCCGCACGCCTTGCCGCAAACACCGTTTACAACGGCAATGCTATCTTTGCCGTGTGCTTTTGCACTGCAATAAGCCCCAGTGGCTGCTGCCGTGCTGTAATCGCCGCTCGAACCAGCCGTACTGCAATCGCCGCTGGAACCCGCCGTGCTGTAATCGCCGCTCGAACCCGCCGTGCTGTAACGTCCGCTGGAACCAGCCGTACTGCAATAGCCGCTGGAACCAGCCGTACTGCAATAGCCGCTGGAACCCGCCGTGCTGTAATCGCCGCCCGAACCAGCCGTACTGCAATAGCCGCTGGAACCCGCCGTACTGCAATCGCCGCCCGAACCAGCCGTACTGCAATCGCCGCTGGAACCCACCGTACTGCAATCGCCGCTCGAACCCGCCGTGCTGTAATCGCCGCTCGAACCCGCCGTGCTGTAATCGCCGCTCGAACCCGCCGTGCTGTAACGTCCGCTGGAACC